TAAGGATTTACCATTTTAGAATAAACTAAGCACCCTACTAAGAATAAATTATTAACATATTTATTGAACGCTTAAACGGTAGGGTGTTTTTTAATTTAAAAGACATGAAGAAAAGAGTTAAATGTATAGTAGAGCATAATACTAAATACCTGAAGTACAAACACAACTACGAGGTAGATTCAGAAGATGAAAATTTCTACTACTTTAGATTCGAAGATGAATTAGTTAAATACCCTAAATTTTATTTTATAGAGATATGAGTAATCACTACGATAATACAAACGGAAGTCTTTACAAATTCGCTCAAGACCATAAACTAAATGCATGGGAGTTTGACGTAATAAAAAGAATAGTAAGATGTAGAAAGAAGGGTCAATGGTTAAGTGATATTGACAAAACTATAAAAGTATTAGAATTGTATAAACAAGAGTATAGAGAAGATGAGAGGAAAATTAAATAGATTGAAATCAAGTAAAAAAATATCAAAAAAAGAAAGGTGTAAGATGTATTACTACTATGTTAAAACAAGAGGTAAGCAAGGTAGATATTCATTTGAGGATTTTGTTAGAACTCAAAATGAAATTAAACAAGCATTTGATAATATGTTAAAAGAGAATATAGGAAGGTTAATTAATAATTAGCCTTTTTTTTATGTTTGTTTAACTTTTAATCAAAAATAATGATTATATTTACGTCAAAAAAAACGTGAAACTTTTAAACGAATTAGCAAAGCACCATAAAGAATGGATACACATAGTAAAAACATTCGGTGAGCATAACACTTGCGAGGATATAGTTCAAGAGATGTACATAAAACTAAACAAGTACACTAAACTAGAGAACATAACTAACAACGGTAAACTAAACAAATCTTATGTATGGTTAACTTTAAGAAACTTATACTACAATCAACAAAAACAAAGTAATAAGGTTAATTATATAGACATAGAAGAATGTAAAGGACTAGAAGCCTTAAACACAAGTAATGAAGAACTATCTGCTCAAAGTAGGCTAAATGATAAAGTAAATGGAGAGATTGAATCATGGCACTGGGCAGATAGGTTACTATTTGAGATTTACCTAAACGAAGGTAAGTCCATGCGAAAACTAGCTGAAGATACAGGTATAAGTGTAACGACTATATTCTGGACAATAAAGAAATGTAAACAAAGATTAAGAGAAAACGTCGGTGAAGATTACGACGATTATTATAACAAAGATTTTGAATTAATATGAAAAATATATTATCAGTATTAGAGGAATACATACAACAACATAAGCAAAAGAGTAAAGAGAATTACAACAATTATGTTAAAATGAAAGAAGAAGTTGAAAGACTTACAAAAGAGAATGCAACATTAAGAAATGATTTATTTGAATTAAGTAAAGATTTAAAACCAGCCAAAAATAAAAAAACAGATGGCATTTGGCACTTGCTCAAAGAAAATAAACAAGAACCTTTAGATATTATTTTTTATGATGGTGCAGTATATGAAGATGACTACTACTGCATAGAAGCAAGTAGAGACAAAGAATATAAAAGTATAAGTGTAGAAATATATGATAAGAACACAGGTAAAAAAGAATATATAGATAACGAAGATTACATTAAAGGTGTTATTAACGGTAATAATGTAGACTTCATGAATGAAGAGCTATTGAGAAACTTTTTAATTAATTTAAATTGGATAGAATAAAATGGAAGAAAATAAACCAAAACAAACAAGAAAACGCAAACCTAGAAGTAAAGGTTTAGGTGATACAGTTGAAAAGATAACTAAAGCTACAGGAATAGAAAAGGTAGTTAAGTTTATCGCAGGTGAGGACTGCGGTTGCGACAAAAGAAAAGACATCTTAAACAACTTATTCCCTTACAAACAGCCTAAGTGTTTACAAGAAGATGAATACAACTATCTAACAACATTCTTTGAAGCTAAAACAAACACATTAGCACCAAGTCAACAAAGGGAATTACTAAAGATATACAATAGAGTATTCAACATTAACGAACCTTTAAGCAGTTGCCCTGATTGCTGGAGAAACAGAATAAAAGAACTAACAAAGCTATACAATGAGTACTAGAATAATAGAAGTGTTTGAATATTGCCAGTTATCTATACATATAGATGAGACTTTTAAACTTTATCATAAAGCATTATTTATGTATTGTAACAATTAACTAATTAATTTTTATTAATATGGATAAGAGAAAGAATAATGGAGGGCATTCGACAAAAGGTAAAGCAGGGAGACCAAGTATAAAGAAAGAACTAAAAGCAGTTGACTTAGCAAGTCCACATGTTGAAGATTCATTTAGAGTTATAAGTGAAATAATGTTAAATGAACAAAGCAATAGTAGAGATAGAATAGCAGCAGCAAAGTTATTAATTGAGTATGCTTGTGGTAAACCAAAAGAAACAGTTGAAACTACTCACAACATTAACGAGTTTAATATAAAAGATGTCTTTAGAATTAAATCCTAAGTATTTACCTTTATTTAATAATGATAACCGTTACTATATTGTAACAGGAGGTAGAGGGTCAGGTAAATCATGGACAGTAACCATGTTTTTATTAGGTTTAACATACGAATCTAATGAGGTTATCCTATTTACACGTTATACATTAACATCGGCTCACGTTTCAATTATTCCTGAGTTTTTAGAAAAGTTAGAACTATTAGGTAATGAGTCAGACTTTCACATTACTAAAGATGAAATAATAAATCTAAAGACTGGAAGTAAGATAATATTCAAAGGTATTAAAACAAGTTCAGGCACTCAAACGGCATCTTTAAAGTCATTAGCAGGTGTTACTTGTTGGGTACTAGATGAAGCTGAAGAGTTAGTAGACGAAGATGTATTTGATAAAATAGATTTATCAATAAGAGCAAAGAATAAACAAAATAGAGTTATACTTGTTTTGAATCCTGCAACGAAAGAGCATTTTATTTATCAAAAGTTCTTTGAAGCAAAAGGAGTTGATGCAGGAAGTAATATAACTAAAGGAGATACTACTTATATACACACTACATACTTAGATAACAAAGATAATCTAAGTGAATCTTTTTTAAAGCAAGTAGAAGAAACAAAGAAGCGTAGACCTGAAAAGTATAAACACGCAATTCTTGGAGGGTGGTTAAACAAAGCAGAGGGAGTTATCTTTACTAACTGGACAGTAGGCAAGTTTCCAAACACAAATGATACTATCTTCGGTCAAGATTTCGGTTTTAGTCAAGACCCTACTACATTAGTAGAAACATACATTAATAAAGATAAGAAAGAAATATATGTAAGGCTACACGTTTACAAAGCAGGTTTAACAACATCAGAGATAGCACAACTAAACTATAAATTTGCTCAAGATAGATTGATAGTAGCAGATAATGCAGAGCCTAGATTAATAGCAGAATTAAAAGCAAAGAAATTGAATGTTGTACCAACTATTAAGGGTGTTGATAGTGTTAAGTATGGTATAGCTTTACTCCAGGATTACGATATGATAATAGATGAAGATAGTACCGATTTAATAAAAGAACTTAACAATTACTGTTGGTTGGAGCGTAAGAGTGAAACGCCCGTGGATAAATGGAATCACGGACTGGACGCACTTAGATATGCAGTAGCCTATCAATTATCTAATCCAAACAAAGGAAAATATAGTATATGGTAGAACAAGTAGACATCAGACAAATGATAGCATTATGCGAATCGTACCTAAGAGATAAGAAAGGTTATAGAGGTAAGATAATATTTGACGAACGTTTATTTATGACTTCTCACCGTACACAAATAAGACAGCAATTCGTATTGCTAAATGAATTATACAACCAGGCACTTCAGTACTACAAAAAACAATAATTAAGGTTAATATAATATGCAAGTAAAGATAAATATTCCAGATTCATTAGCAGAAATAAAGCTACATCAGTATCAAAGATATATGAACGTAGTAGATAACTCAAATGATGAATTATTTATTAGTCAAAAGACTATCGAGATATTTTGCGATATAGATTTAAAGAACACGTTAAACATAGCATACAAAGATGTTACAGAGATAATGCACCACTTTAAAAGTGTGTTTGATGTGAAGCCTGAATTAAAGCGTATAATAAGTTTTAACGGTAAAGAATATGGATTTATACCTAACCTTGACGATATTAGCTTAGGGGAGTTGATAGATGTATCAAATAGCATTAACGACATTCAGAAACTTCACATTGCTATGGGCGTATTATATAGACCAGTTAAAGCAAAGTATAAACAACTTTATGAGATTGAAGATTACAAAGCAGATGAGTTAGTAATGGAGGAAATGAAACGTTTGACTTTAGATGTTGTATTTGGTGCTATGCTTTTTTTTTATCATTTAGTGAACGATTTACTAAAAGCTATCCCGATGTATTTGGAGGAGAAAGTAAAGGAGATGACTACTCATTCAAAGCACAATTTGGAGCTAAGTGGGGATGGTATCATGCAATCTATCAACTTGCTAAAGGAGATGTTACCCGATTTGACGAGGTTACTAAACAACAAGCTCATAAATGTTTAACTATATTAAACTACGAAAAGGACAAAGCAGAAGCTGAAAAGGAACAAATGAATAGAAGATGACAAATTACTACGACATAACAACAACATTAAGAACTGAACTAGAAAATGATGCTTTAATTAATAAGGTGTCTAAAGGAGGTTTAGATGATATTGCTAACTGGAAAAAGCAAGAATACGCTTTAGCACATTTAATAGTTAACAACTGCACACCTGACCAGTCTAGTTTAGTGTATAACGTTTCTATTATCTGTATGGACATAGTAGATATTTCTAAGTTAGAAACTACTGATAAGTTCATAGGGAATGATAATGAAGATGATGTATTGAATAGCATGCTATCAGTTCAAATAAGGTTGTACGAAAAGTTAAGAAGAGGTGATTTGTTTAGTTCACATTACACTTTAGGAAGTTCAGTAAGTATAGAGCCTTTTACAGATAGATTTGAAGATAAGGTTGCAGGTTGGACAATGACAGTAGATATAGTAGTCCCTAACACAATGACAAAATGTTAGACAGTAAAGAAGTACAAGAAGCCATTGATAGGTTTAGAAAGTATGTAATACAACAAAGTAAAAGTAACTTATCTAAACAGAAAAAGAACTTTAATAAGAGCCTTTACAATAGTATTAATGGAGTTTCTAAAGTTAATCCAAATTCTATTAGTTTGTACTTTGAAATGTTGGATTATGGTATTTTTGTAGATAAAGGTGTTAAAGGTTTCAATCCTGCAAATGTATCTCCAAATGCAAAGATAAGAGGACAACAAGCACCTAACTCACCATATAGATTTGGGTCAGGTAATTTCAAAGGAACTTGGGCGTCATATACAAACTCATTAGAAAAGTGGGTAAAAAGAAAAGGTGTTAGGTTTAGAAATAAAGGTAAGTATGCAGATGGTAGTGTTAAAGCAGTTACAAGAGTAGTTGCAAGTAATATTTATAGTAGAGGATTGAAACCTAGTTTATTCTTTACTAAGCCATTTGAAAAAGCATTTGATAGACTACCTGATGAAATAGTAGAAGCATACGGTATTGATATAGTTAATTTATATTTAGAAAAGAGATGATAAACATATTTGCAAGAAGTCCCTACATTATTGAAATAGATGAGACAGGACAAGTAGAAACAAAAGTAGAGTTATATATTTGGAATGATGGAAGTAGTACGCCATCAAGCCCTAGCTATACACTACAAAAGTTAATACCAAGTTCAAACGAAGCTGCTACATGGTACGATGTAAGTCCATACATTTTAGAGTTTATTACATTTGATTCTTATAATAGTGGTACATATCCAAGTACACCAGTTAATATTAGTAATAGTCCACGTGACCAATATGCAAATGTAACTATCAAAAGATACTATGATACAGGCTCAGGAATGACGTTAATAGACAGTACAGATTATTTTGGATTTGCAGGTTATACTTTTTATGCGGATGGTAGTAATTATGACTACGGGGATATACATTTAGATAGTGGGACATATTACTACTATGATGACGGTCAAGGTGCTTTAGGTAATTTAGAATATGAAAGAGCAGCACCAAGTGTAAGAGTGATTGAAGATGCTTTATCTTTAACAGCTTATTACACCAATTTAGATACAGCAGCAACTTACAGTGAAGCTATTGCAGCAGAGCCAAGTCAAGTACCTTTGATTTACAAAAACTATTACGGTGATAGTGTTAAGTTAGAAATTAAAGATGCTTCATTAAACGTTTTAGGAACTTATACAAGTGTACCAGTTACACAATGTAAATATACACCAGTTAAAATAGACTTTGTAAATAAGTACGGTAACTTTGAGAGGTTTTGGTGCTTTGGAGCGTCATTTGAATATACAGATGTAGAAGCTAAAGAACATAAGAGGTTGCAAAGTTCAATTACTTCTTACAATACCGCTCAAGGTCAAATGTCAGAGTTTAACATTAACGGTAAAAGTAGAATCAAAGTAAACACAGACTGGGTAGATGAAAGTTTTAGTGAAACGGTTAAACAACTATTATTAAGTGAAAAGATATTAGTAAACGGAATACCTGCAAAGTTAAACACTAAAAGTATTGAAGAGTATAAGCATATAAATACTAAAATGATTAACTACGAAATGGAATTTACATACAATCATTACATAATTAACAACGTAGGATAATGAGACAGGTACAAATATATATTGAATTAGAAAGAGGTACAGGAAATTATACGGAATTAGAGTTATTTCAAGATGAAACAATCAGCATTAACAGTTCAGTTCAGAATGTACAAGATATATCTAAAGTTTTTACAGATTTCTCACAGGGTTTCACAGTGCCATCGACTCCGACTAATAATGCAATATTTAGGCACTTTTACGAAAATTCAGTAAATACAGACCTGAGTAAAGTTGACAATAGATTAAGTAGAAATGCATATATTGAAATAAATAGAATACCTTTTAGAAGTGGTTTAATAGAGTTAGAGAAGTCTAATTTAAAAAACAACATGTCTGAAAGCTATTCAGTCACATTCTATGGTAATATAACATCCTTAAAGGATTTAATGGGAGATACCATGTTGAGTGATTTAGATTTTTCTAGTGTTAGTAATCCGTACACATACGCTGACGTTAGAGATAGAGTTTTTGACTATGTAAGTGATTACGATGTACGTTATCCTTTAATTAGTTCGGATAGAGTTTGGAGTTATGGAGATAGTACAAGTACAGATATATCTACAAATGGAGGTGCTATTGATTATACGGAATTATTTCCAGCTTTAAAAGTTTCTAAAATATTTGATTTAATACAGTCTAAATTTGGCGTTACATTTAACGGTATATTTTTAGGAGATAAAAGGTTTACTAATTTATTCTTATGGTGTAAGAACGCACAGTCTAAAAGTGGGATATTACAAAATCAATTAATAGATTTTATTTCTAAAAGTGGTGATACAAATATTTATAGCTTAGATTTATCAACTGATACTATTAAGATAAGAGGTAATAACTTATTCAGTGGTCTTAGGAGGGTTCAGTTAAATTTAGGTGTGGTATATGTATCAGATGTTACTATCCCTTATACAATAGAAATTTACGACAAAGGTATTTTACAAAATACTATAACTAGAACAGGTTACACATCTTTTAATGTTTGGCAAGAATGGATAACAGGAACAAGTGAAAGAGATATAACGTTAAGAGTTAGAGCAGGTCAAACAATAGATGTTCAATTTACATTAGATTATAAATTGTATGCTTCTTCAGGTTCTTCTTTAGTCGAGGTTGAATTTGAGGGTGCAGATTCTAATTTAATAAGTGTAACTAATTCAATAGATTTATCTATGGTTATGCCTGAAATGAAAGTATCAGATTTCTTTACAGGTGTTTTAAAACAATTTAACTTAACTGTCACTCCAACATCAACTACTGCTTTTGAAATAGAGCCTTTAGATTGGTGGTACACTAAAGGCGGTGTTATAGATATTACTAGATATATTGATACAGATAGTATAGATATAAATAAAGTACCATTGTATAAACGTTTATCTTTTAAGTTTGAAGATAGTGAAGCATTATTAAATAAAGGTTATTTATCAGAAAATAGATTACTGTATGGAAATATTAATGAATCATTTGAGTATAAAGGTGGTGATTATACAGTTAGTTTACCTTTTGAAAATATGTTATTTCAGAAGTTTAATAATACTGATTTAACTGTTTCTTATTCGTTAAAAGAAGATTATACACAGTACACACCCAAGCCAGTTTTGCTTTACATGTACGAAAAAACAACAACAGGTGCAACAGGGTTTAAGATGACTGATGGTTTGGGTAATTATGACACTGGCTCTAATTATATGCCTTTTGGACAGTATGTGTATTATAGCAGTAGTGTTTGGTCGTTAAATTTCAGTGTAGAAAACGCACCGATATTAAATATGCTTGTTACACAAACAGCATACGATACATGGTACAAAAGTTATATAGATAACCTTTACAATTACAAGAATAGATTAGTAAATGTTAAAGCTGTATTCCCTATATCAATACTTACCAACTTAAAACTAAATGATAGATTAATAATTAGAGATAAACGTTACACTATAAACAACCTTAAATCTAACATTACAACTGGTGAAGTAGAATTAGAATTATTAAATGATTTAAGAGAAATTGGTAATTCAAACCCGCCAATTTTAGATAGTAGTGCAGGAAGTATTGTCACACCAGTATTACTATTAAATGGTGCTACTACAACAACGGTAAGTACAACAGCTACAGGAGTAAGCTTTTCAAGTACTACATTTACATCAGATGACTTTGTTACGATAACTTATCCAGCTAATCCTACATCTGAATTTGAAATAATAACAGAAGCAGGAGACAATGTTATTACAAGTGACAACTTCAACTTAATAGATGAAGAGTCTAATTACACTATTATACCCGTGCAATTTACGCACACGTTACAAAACGGTACTGAAGAGGTTAATTATACATACATATTACAAGAGCCATGATAAAATTAATTAAAGATTTACTAGCATTAGATGACTTTTACGGTGTTAGTGAGAACATAGATATAGCAAAGGGTAAATATCAACTACCCAAAGGATTTAAAGGAATTATTAAGAAAGCTAAAAGATTAAGAAATGGCAGGTAGTATTGAAAAGGTTATCAATGTAAACATTAAAGATAATGCAGCTGAAGTAGAAAAAGAATTTAAAAAGTTAAATAAAACTTTAGATGATACTGAAGAAAAAGTAATAGATGTCAATTCGTCTTTTGAAGATGTTTATAAGGATTTAAAACCATTAACAAGTAGGTTAGGAGAAGCTGAAGACAGGCTTTATGAGTTAGCTTTAGCAGGTAAACAAAACACGCAAGAATATAAAGAACTATTACAAGCTACTGCTAATTATAGGCAAGTACAACTCCAAACAGACTTAGTAGTAGATACTGCTGCACAAACAATGTCTCAAAAGTTAGGTGGTGCATTAGAGGGTGCTGCTTCAGGTTTTGCATTAGTGCAAGGTGCTATGGGTTTATTTGGTACTGAATCTGAAGAGGTTGAAAAAGCATTATTAAAGGTTCAGAGTGCTATGGCATTAGCACAAGGTATCGAGGGTGTTAGAACTGCTTTACCTTTATTTAAAAATTTATCATCCGTAATAGGTAAAAATTTAGTCGGTGCATTTTCAACTTTAAGAGGTGCAATTGTATCAACAGGTTTAGGTGCATTAGTAGTAGCTATTGGTTTAATTATACCTAAAATTATAGAATGGGCAGATTGGACAGGTAGAGCTAAAAAAGAACAGGAAAAACTAAATGAATCTTTATTAGACCAACAAACTATAATTAAAGATAATAGAAAAGAACTAGAGAAAGATTTAGCATTTAGAGAGCAATATGCAAGAGCATTAGGTAAATCAGATGACGATTTATTAAAAATACAAAAGCAGAATAATAGTGAAAGAAATAAAGCTATTAGACAAGAAATTGATGCAGCAAGAGAAAGACTACAAGCATTAAGAGAAGTTGATTTAGGAGTTATGGCATCTTCTAAAGAAGAATATTTAGAACTTGTAAAAAACAATTTAAATAAAAGAAGAGAGATAGTAAAAGAAATAAAAGCATTACAATCTGAAATAGAAGAAAATAATAAACAAATATTACTTTCAGAAACTCAACTAAACACTAATAAAGAAAACGCAAGGCAGAAAGATGTTGATAATGTAAAAAAATCACATAAGGAAATAGTAAAAGAAACTAAAAACCATTATAAAGAATTATCAGATTTACAAGATGAGCAATTTAGATTAATGCAAGAAGCTACATATAGCGAACAAGAATTAGAAATAGCTAGATTGGTAGAGCAATATGATAAAAAGTTTGAAATAGCAAATGGTAATGCAGAATTAGAGTTAGCGTTAACTCAAAAATTAAAAGAAGAGATAGCTTCTATAAATTCTAAATATTTACCAAAAGAAGTTGAACAAGTACAAGAAACAAACACACAGAAAAAAGCATCAGATAAAGAGGTATTAGATGAAAAAATAAGACTTACAAAAGATGGATTAGATTTAATAGGAAGTTTATATACTAATTTTGCAGGTCAAAGTGAAGAACAACAAAGAAAAGCATTTGAAGTTCAAAAGGCAGTTAGTATTGCAAGTGCTACTATTGATGGAATAGAAGGTACAATAGCAGCTTATAAATCAGCACAAAAAAGTCCTATTACTATTGCTTTTCCTGCGTATCCTGCTATTATGGCGGCTGCTGCTGGTGCATTTGCAGTAAATAATATTAGAAGAATAGGACAAACTACATTTAAATCATCGTCAAGTGCAAGTGGTGGTAGCGCGCCAACACCTAGCACACCAAATGCTACTCAACAATTAGCTACACCAAACTTTAATATAGTAGGTGCTAGTGGTGTATCACAAACTGAAAACTTAGCACCAGTTAAAGCATACGTAGTAAGTGCAGATGTAACAACAGCACAGGCACTAGATAGAAATAGAATTAATAATGCAACATTTTAATAATAAAAAGGTTATTTAAGTATGGAAAAGTTACAAAACATTGAGTTAACAATTAAAGATGAGGATAAAGATGGAGTATTCGCAGTTTCTTTAGTTGAGTCCCCTGCTATTGAACGTGATTTTATAGCACTATCTAAGCACGAGGTTAAGCTAAAAGTTATTGATGAAGATAAACGAATTGTTGTAGGATTTGCACTAGTTCCTGATAAGTTAATTTATCGTAGAATAAAAGACAAAGAATTTAACGTTTACTTTTCTAAAGATACGGTTAAACAAGCGTCTGAATTGTTTATGAAGAATATGAACTTGTCTAAGTTTACTTTAGAACATGATAAGAATGTTTCAGGTATAAATGTTATTGAATCATGGACAGTTGAAGATGCTAAAAACGACAAAGCGAACTTATACAACTTAGAGCCAAAAGGAGGGGAGTGGGTATTAATGTCTAAAATATACAATGATGAAGTTTGGCAAGAAGTTAAGCAAGGTACTTTCAAAGGTTACTCAATTGAGGGTATGTTTGACGGATTACAGAATCTTGACTTATCTAACCAGGTAAGCGAAGAAATAGAAACTAAAGAATTAATTATAGACTTTTTAAAATCTATATGAGTAAATTCAATCACACACAAAGGTATATAGAAAGCACATCTATTAGTGATACTGATGGTATTATATTAGATGTAGTTGGTAGTGATGTACCTAAAAGAGTTGATTATTCTGATTTTTTAGATTTAGTAGGTGGTGATATAACCATAGCTAGTGGTGATATAGTATTTGTAAATGATAAAACAGATTTACCTACTGCAGTTTCAAGCGTTATTACTTTAGATGATAATGTAACTTATTATTTTACAACAACAGTAGATTTAACAGGTGATAGGTTAGTAGGTGGTGAGAATACAGTTATATTAGGTAGTTCATCAGAAAATAGTAGAATTAAATCAACAGGTTTAGGGACTGGTGTACCTTTGTTCTATACTGAATGGACTACACCTATAAGGCATGTAACTTTTCAAGATGTAGATACAGCTTTAGCTATTGATGGGACTGTTAATCCTCCAGTTGCTTTAGATTGGACAGGTGTAAACTTTTTAAATGTACCTAATATTGGTTTAATTGATACTTGCGATAACTGGATTTATTCTAAAGGTGCAATATTAAATAGCCAAAATTTACAATTTAGTGGAACGGTTGGAACGGTTGGAGTTGATAATTCTATATTTGTTGGCACAGGTAGTTCAGGTAATATATTGGATATACTTTCAACATGTACAATTACACGTAGATTTAGACTTATTTATTCTTCTATGGTGGTGTTTGGTGCTACTGTAGGGATAAATGTAGATGCTAGTGCAACTATACCAACGGAGGGTTATATATTAGACACTATAAACTTTAGTGCAGGTGGTACATATTTAAGTGGTGTTAGTTATACAGATAACAAGACACGTTTTGTTAATAGTAAAGGAATAGAAAACACAGCAGAAATAGGTAACTTGTATATGTTAAACAATGCAACTGCTACTGTTATTTCAGGTAGTGGTGTACCCACTAAAGTTTTAGGAACTACAACTGCAAATGCTATTAATCAAAAGTTTTCACATTCAGATAATAGATTAACCTATACAGGTGGTTTGATTAGGGATTTTCAAGTATCAGTAACAACATCTTTAACTTCAGGTAATAACAACGTTATAGGGGTTTATGTAGCAAAGAATGGTACTATAATAGCTGAATCTGAAATGTATGGCACAACATCTTCGGCGGGTAGAGCTGAGTCTATTAGTTGTCAAACTATTTTAGAAATGGAGGAAAATGATTATATAGAAATTTGGGTAGAAAATAATACAGCTGCTCAAAACATCACCGTAGAATATTTAAATGTAATAATTAAAAGTTTGAATTAATGAGAATACAAGATTTAACAGAATTAACAAGTTTAGCAGATACTGATTTAGTAGTAGTAGATGACTATCAAAGTGCAGGAGTTTACAATACTAAAAAAATAACAGTTGCTAATTTAAAGAGTGAGTTAGGATTACCGAGCAGGGTGTTATATGCTAACCTTAATCAGTCAGGTACAAATGCACCTACTATGACAGTAATTAAAAACACTTTAGGTTACACACCTACATTTTTATATGATGGTGAGGGAGATTACACAATGTTATTTGATGAATCTATAGACCCTACGGAAGCTGTTTTAACTTCAGGATTTACACGTTATCCTTACATTACAGCTATAAGATTATCAGGTGGTGGTGTTAAGATAGATACTTATAACCGTTCATCAGGTTCAGCAGATGGAGTATTAGTTAATGCATCAATTAAATTAGAAATATATGAGTAAGAAAGTAAGCCCAAAAGGGGGAAAAAGAGGTTGTTTGTGCAAGGATGGTACATACAGTTCAAAGTGTTGTGATGGTGAATTACAATCGCAAGGAATAGGTAACATTACAGGAACAGGAACAGAGACTGTAACAACAACAGAATCAGCAGGTACAAGGGTGCGTGTTAGAGTAAGTAATTAACGAATTTACAACAAAAATAACAATTATAAGTTTATTGAATATGAAAAAGGAAGTACAAGAAGCGATTAACACAATTAAGACATTTTTAGGAATGGAAAAAGAAGTGAAACTAGCACAGGAAGTGTTAGAAGATGGGGCAGTATTAGAAGCTGATTCATTCGAAGCAGGTCAATCAGTATCTATTGTTAATGAAGATGAAAGAATTGCATTACCAGTAGGAGAGTATGAATTACCTGAAGATAGAATTTTAGTAGTTCAAGAAGAGGGAATTATTGCTGAAATCAAGACTAAAGAAGTTGAAGAAGAAGCACCTGAAATGGAACAAGTAAAAGAAGAAGCACCTATGATGTCAGAAGAACCTGCAAAGGAAATCAAAAAGACAGTTGAAAGCATAGTTAAGGAAACATTCTTTTCAGAGATTGAAGAATTGAAAAAAGAGAATGAAGAATTGAAAGCTAAGTTAACAGAACTTTCAAAAGTTGAAGAGGTTAAAGAAGAGGTTAAGGAAGAGGTTGTAGAATTGAAAGAAGAAGAGCCTAAACCTATCCAACACAATCCAGAAAACAAAGTAGAAAGAGAAGTCGTTAAGTTCGGTAAAAAGAACGACAGACTATCTCAAATTTTAAACAAAGTATATAAATAATTAAATTAATAGAAAAATGGCTACTACAACAACGGTAACTACTACGTATGCAGGAGAAAATTCAGGTAAATGGATTTCAGCAGCATTATTATCAGGTGTAACTTTATCAAATGAATTGATTACAATTATGCCTAACGTTAAATATAAATCAGTTGTATCTAACTTAGTATCAGCTTCAGGATTAGCAGATGCATCATGTGACTTTACAGCAACAGGAGCAGTTACTTTAACTGAAAGAATCCTTGAGCCTAAATCCTTGCAAGTAAATAAGCAATTATGTAAAGCTGACTTTAGAGATACATTTCAAGCAATTGAAATGGGATATTCAGCACACGATGTTTTACCAAAATCATTTGCAGATTATTTATTAGCACACCAAGCTGAGCAAGTTGCTGCTGATATTGAATCTCACATTTGGAAT